ACGCTTACTGACGCGTTTCATTAAAATTTACGGCTTACTCATCATTTACACGCAAAAAACGCGCCAGCGAGCTGAAATTACTCAAAACGACTCAAAAATTGTTTAACTGTTTCGACAACTATACGGGCGTGCATAACCACACCAAGATCTATATTCTCCTTAACCGTGGCAATTGGGGTCTCTGCGCTTGGTATAGACAACATTTTTATGTTGTCAGTACTTTCGCGCGAAAAACCACCCGCTATGACACCTAAAAATATAAACCTAGAAGCGCTATAAGTACCTGTCCGATCACTAAAAATGGCGTCATTGAGAATAAAGACAGGGCTGCCACTTGATCCAGGAAACACCGAAGCATCAATCAAGAATAACGGGATACCGTTGTAATCCTTGGTTAAGAGACTAGCTGTTGTTCCAGTGCGTATTATTGGCAAGTGGTTCACTTCATCCCACATATCATTAGGGTAACCAACAAAAACAATATCCTCAATCGCAAACAAATTTTCCAATTGTTTTTGATCGCAAATATTTTTGTCGCTAACTGTTCTTATATAAAAACTCTTATTAATTAATCTGGAGTTGTCCAAAAATTTGGAAAGTAAAATTATTTGAATATCAACGTTTTTTGAATTATGCCCGTATGAATAACGAATAAGGTCATCTTCTTTGAGAATAATTGTCTCCATATCCTGATAATCGGGACTCTCGTTTTTACCACATGTGAACACCTTAAATTCGATTTGATGTGCGTCTTCCAAAATATGCTTGTTTGTAACGAGAAATATATATTTTTGATAGCGATAAAAAAACCCCGTTCCGTACGATAGGAAACCATCCTTTTGATAGTTGGTAATATGAACAGTAACTTCAATTGCTTGATCACTAGGACTTTTTCTTTTCATTTTGCATTCTCCATGTCAAACCAATCCTCCATTGCACCCTTAGCTGCAATCTCATCTTTTTCACCAAAACCGATGTAGGGTCTCGCTGGTATCACCGACTTTTTCAAAAATAAATTGCCGTTTCTTGCTGGTATGCGCAATGCTTTTTTATCCCTCGGTACAATTGTTGCACCAAATTGATGCACTGCTGCATCAACAGTATTGGGTCCTAACTTTAAGATATTCCCATCAACCTGGTAAACAATTGAACCTTTCAAACGCCCAGTTCTATTTAGAATTGGTCCGGCAGATCCCCTTAAGTTTATTGTCAGCGCTGACAGTGATTGCCATTTATTGCCCGCTGGATCTGTTTGCGTTGTGAACCGATCATGCGTTGTTTGTAATAAAGACTCGCCTATATTACTGAGCGCTCCGCTTATATCTTTTGCTTTTAAAACCAATTGGTCAATAATACGATCGACGCGTGCTTGTTCTTCGTCATTCAGCACAAGCTTAATTTCGACCGACATTTGATTTCTCCGCTATCTTTTGTTATATATAAGACGTGTTTTGATTGCTTTGGTTGCGTGACACAACCGTCCAAGATCAAAATGCCAAGGCTGGGGTCACGTTCCAGCCTTTTTTATTTGACACGGCGCCACAACAAATTACCGCTACGTTGCTTCTCAATATATTTATCGCGTTTCTTCTTATCGCTGCTTGAGGCTACGAACAGCGTAGTGCCTTCCCACCCATCGTTACCCCATTCAAATACAGCTAAAGATTGCTTGCCTGCATTATAACGTAGATAACGTTTGCGTATATTGGTCACACCCGTTTGTAGGTTCTTATCCCAATTAACCCAAATTTCGTCTGGGTCCGTTAGTGCTTCTATCGCTTGCGCATATTCTGTTGCTCTATCGGCCTTGAATACTTTCCAGTTTCCCTGGTAATCCTTAAACAAAGCATCCGAAATAATTGCAAAATGGCCAGATTTATCACGGATCAATTTCGCACCATCTGGACCACGTGAGGCACCAAATTGATGTAAAATCGCATCGACATAATATTCTGGCGATTGATCTGGTTTTAACGGCGCAATATTGGACTCTCGCGCGTAGGATGATAATGCTGGTAAATTATCCGGTACTGGTAACCCTCTTTGACCATCGGGGATGGTGTTTTTTTCCGGCAATGGAACTTGCAGCTCGGCTGGCACAAGACCGTCTGCCCAGTCAGCACCTGGTGCATGATCCCAGCCAAACCCAATTCCATCAGGAACTTCGATCATTTCACCTGTTCTTGGTTCCTTAATTTTTTTATAGGTCAACTTAGGTGTTTCATCTGGTCCAGTTTTTCCCAGTTGTGCTAGCTGACGGCGTGATAACGGTTGAACACCGCATGAACACCCCCAACCATTTGGCGGGTAAATGACCTTCCAAATTGGATTATCCCAGTCAAGGACTACACCATCCAACGCAATATGATCTTGTCTTGGTATTTTTGGCGTTCGTAAGAAACCATGTTTATATTGCCAATACGGACGCACTTTGACCATTTTGGGATCCGTCATTTGTTTCCAGCGCCCCGCTGCATATGCTGTACGAATATTGGTTTCGTAAATCACACGGGCTCGCCAAGCACGACCTTCTGGTGTTTTTTCGCCAGTCCATCCAGTCCAACCATGTGCCGCTACAATTTCTTCAAAGCGTTTATAAAATTCCTCTCCACGCATTCCATCGGCAACTGCTTCAATAATTGCATTGTGTATATCAACAAGAAAGGCATCTTTTGTTGCACCAGCAACAACAAACGCGCGATCATGAGCACGACCATCAATATCTCGCCAATGTTTTGTTGGCTGCCTAATTTTCTGTTTTAGGTATTTAAAAGCCTCTTCAAAGGGTGTTAGAAACGCCATCTTATTTGCTCTCATCTAACACATCTGCAAACCCTTTACCGTCTGCAACCATCATGGCACTGGCAAGCGTATCAGCAAAAGGCGTCAGTTCCAATTCTGGATAGAGTGTCAAGATCTTTTCGCTGAACGTTTGTAGATCTTCACCACCGTCAATCGACTTTTTCAATTCTTTTTTTATAAGATCAACCCAATCACTCAAAATTGGCTGCATTGATTGATCAACCTGGTCAATTAGTGCTGAAAGTCCATGATCATCACCATGCTCAATTGGAGCTGCAAAACTATCTTGCTGTGTTTGTACATCTGATATCGGTAGTGATATCATTTCCTTGTCAAAAATTTCACTATAACTGGCAGTCAAACCTTCCGCAGGAATAAACCCAAGTTGGCGCGCTTGTTCGAGATTATCCATTTCTGCTTTTTGTCGTTCTGCCCGCTTTTTTTTCAGATCTTCTATCGCCGTTTCATTTTTTGTTCTTGGCCGCCATATTGTTGGATAAGGCGCGCCCGGCATATTGTAATCAACAATCCATTTAACCAATGTTTCATTGAGTGTTTCGCATACGGCATCGGCATCACCGTCGGCAAGTCCATCTGATACTTCCAAGTGTGTTTCACTCGCTGCACGGCTACCAGCACCATTCATTGACGTTGTCAGTGTTTCGCCCAAAACCGTCACACTGGTTTCTTCATCCCAATATCTACACCAGTTTTCAAAAGACATGGTATCAGCGTTCGTAGATTCTAGAAAATCCACCTCAGAACCAAGCGGCATTACCAATACGCCACTTTGCGCTAAGTCCGTTAACATTTGGACGATCTTGTCTATTTCTGCCGGTGGCGTGCCTAATGGGTACTTACCAAACGGTGTCGGTGATGCAAACTTTTCTAAAAAATGCGCCCAAAAGCCAACACCTTCACGTTTAAACAACACATTCCAAAACAATGTACGCCCAAGACCGCGCCCATAAGGATCACTACCGTCACAATCATGTCTGTGAACAATGAATTTTTTTGGCGGTAAACTCACACCTTCAAACATTGCATCTGTTGTAAGTAATCTTAAATTCCAATCGGTATCAAAGACGAAACGTGCACATCTATGCTTTTTGATTGTTTGCGGTAAGATAAGTTTATCTTTTACAGTCCAGATGATTTCACTCACCGAAAAACCAAAAAGCGTTGCATCAAGCAAATCACCAGTAATGCGATCTAAAGCGATTTTTTTTAAAGCATTCTCGACAAGTTCTGCCGCTTCTTGCGCTTCACTTTTATCGTCTTCGCTTGCCAGCACAACCCATTCACGCGCTGTTACTTTGTTCTTGCGTTTTTCCAATACGGCTTTCGCGCGGCCGTCCTTCTCGACTTCCTCGTAAAGTCGTAATCCTTTACCCCCACCTTTAGCCAGTATTGTTCCGTCCTGAGGCCGTAAAACATTACCGTAATTCGGTATTGTAATATCATTTGTTACATTGGCGATAAGGCGGCTCATCTCTGGTGAGATAACGACAGAACTGTTTTTTTTAACTGCCCGTTTATTAAATCTATTTTTTTTCACAACCTATATCCTCTCATCAACGTCTCATTGGCTTGCGGAACTGAACGTATCTGGCTGATATCGGTTGAATGAGCGTAGCGTATGCTATTGGTAAAAAGCATCTCTAGCGCATCTGGACCATCGTCATGATCACCATTTGGCCATTGTGTCAATTGTTCGATGAGTGTTGTTTGACTTGATTGAAATCGTATTCTTCCAGCGGCTATTGCAGGCTGCAACCGTTCAATACGGAGGGCTTTATCTGTCGTGTTATTAACTGGCACTGCTGGAATATAAATGCCATCTTTAATAGCATAATCCATGAGCTGAGTACGAAAGAACTCTTGGAACTGCACGCTCTCCACGAACCACAATTGACAGTGATATTCGCGTTGCAAGGCGATAGAGTCACTAATAATCATATCAGGCAAACGTTTTCTGATAAGTGCTTCAACAACGTTTAAAGTTGGTGATTGTTCAGAACGATCTAATGCACCTATAAGCAATGCAGATGGATCACGGCCTTTACCCTTTTTACCAAGTGACGGGTCAATAGCTGCATAATAAATCCAATCTGCTTTTTTTAAGACCCAATAAGAAAGATCTTTAAATGGCGCATTTTCTGCAATTGGCTCACCTTGCTGTTCAGTAGCAAATGCCGTCAGACTTTCAGCGCGTTGTAACATTAACCCTTCTAGCGTTTGCATATCAGGCCAATTTAAAACCGCACCTTTCTGCATTGCAGCCTTATGCTTTTCATAATAATCATGAGCTTTAACATCACCATCATTGCGTAAAACTTCTTCCCATGCTTCCCAATGTCCCATGTCTTCGGGCATTTGCATCAACGCCTTGAACCTTTTTAAGTGCCAGCCCGGTTTTTTCCCCATACGCAATATGACGGCATCGTGGTGAAGCACGGTGCCAACATAAAATAGTTTCAGACTTCCATCGGCCGCACCAAGCTTGAGCACTGCCCTTAAAATCCATGTTTCTAACTTATCCCTTTGTTCAATTGATCGTACATTTTCATCATTTTCAATATCGTCCAGCACAACAAGATCTGGGCGATACGGACCATGCCGGCGTCCACGCAGCTTCATTCCTGCGCCCACGCCCTCAATACGAACATTATTTTTTAAAACGATTTCGCCTTCGCGCCATAAACGCCCTTTTCCGACAAAGTTCGG